CGTACCAATATTTTTTTGATTTGATTTTTCATTGACAGCATCTTTATATAAAACATAGGGAGTACCCGTTTCCATTTGTGCGTCGAGAACTTTAAACCATAAGTCACGTGCGTTCACGGTCTTCCTTGCCTTCCCTGCTTGCTCATAACTCTCATATAACTCAGTAAACTTGGTACCATATACATCTGCAAGACCTGGGCATTCATGTGGACAAAACAACGACCATTTTGCGTTATGTTTTACGCGGTCCATGAATAAATCAGGCACCCATAGGGCATAGAAAAGGTCGCGTGCTTTTAATTCTTCATCGCCGTGATTTTTACGCATTTCCAAAAAATCTTCTACCTCTGGATGCCACGGTTCCAAATAAATGGCAAATGACCCATTGCGCTTACCCGATTGGTTGACATAACGAGCCGTGCTGTTAAATACGCGTAACATAGGGACAATACCGTCGGTTTTGCCATTGGTACCTTGAATGTGAGAGCCCTTTGCGCGAATGTTATGAATATGAAGTCCAATGCCGCCAGAATATTTAGAGATTTGTGCACAGTCCTTTAACGTATTATATATACCTTCAATACTATCCTCTTCCATTGCTATTAAATAGCAGCTAGATAATTGTGACCTAGGGGTACCTGCGTTGAACAAGGTTGGGGTGGCGTGTGTAAAAAACTTTTGCGACATCAGGTCGTATGTGTCTTTCACAAGTCTGAGACATTCTTCTTTCGGAATGGTTCCGTCTAAGTCACCATGCAATGCAATAGAAACTCTCATCCACATATGTTGCGGTCTCTCTACAATAACATTATTAATTCTGAATAAATATGCACGCTCTAATGTTTTAAAACCAAAGTAGTCGATTAAATAATCCCTGTTATGGTTAATCATTGCGTCTATTTCTTCAGAGAAACAAGCGGTAAATTCCCAAAGAGATTTCGAAATCAAAGGTTTGTTCTCGCCAGAAAGATTTGTAAAGTCATACAATTGTGACATGACCACTGAAAACGATGGTTCTGTGTTCTTTTGGTGATTGGATATGGTAATGCGAGCGCCCAATGTAGCGTAATCAGGATGATTGGTTGAAAGGGATGCGCATTGTTCTGCAGCTAATTCATCTATTTTTGATGTAGGGATAGTATCATATAATTGGTCTATTACTTTCATTACAAGCGAAGAATAATTTATGGTAATACCTGCTTCATGACCTAATTTTTTTACTCTATTCAAAATTTTATCAAAGGAGACTTCTTGCAATTCCCCGGTCCTTTTGGTTACCCGCATTTCACTTGTAGTTTCCATTACTATATATACAAATTGTATTTTTAAACTGTTTCATTGTAAATTATACCAAAAATAAAAGAAATCAATAAAATAATAATCAATAAAAGTACTATTTACTCGGATCAGTATTATTATTTGCATTATAATTACCATCATTACTATTCACATCATTGTTACAGCCGTCAATCTTTGTTATTTTAGTAAATTTGAGTAAACAACCTTGCGACTTACCTTCACTGCTATTAAAAAAACTATTCAAAGTAGGTTGTTCTTGTTGTTCTTTCCTTCTTTTTGGTGCTCTATGTTCATATCCTGATATTCTCTCTTGTTCAATAATATTCCATACATTTTGTAATTGTCCGATATGATTTTTAAACCATTCGCGGTCTCTCAACACAAGAACGCAGCTAAACACTTCTACCTTCCAATAAATAAATTTCATAAAAAGATAGTTATAATCAGGACCTTCATATTTTTCTAGTTCTGTCTCTTCCCATATTTTGATATCATTGGGACTTGTTATATGCAATGGCTTATAAACATAAAAGGGTTTACCTTCTTTTGTATGAAAATGCATAATTATTCCTTTAGGTTTTCCACTTGAAGATATGGTAATGTTTTCACACTCGTTTACCTGATATTGTTTTGTTTTTGTGTCTTGAAAAAATGTTTGTGCATCAGGATATTCTACAAATTTTGTTTCCAAAAAGTCGCATTCATCCAAATCACAAACTTCCATTTGCAGTTGCATTTGTACGAAATACTCTTTTTTTGGTATTCCATTAATTTCACGACTAACTACATTTTTAATTTCTAACATGCGACCATAAAGGGAACACGCATTGTTTACATTTATGCCATCTGGCGAAGCCCCTAAAAAGTGATAGGTTGGATGTTGTATACAACCAAAGTCTTCTACTTTTGTGTTATACATATGTTCATATAATAAAACAGACAATGGTTCATATTTTTGTCCCCAATGTAATGGTGTATTCGTGTTGACCATTTTAACTTCTGTGATTGTTTCATCCTCTATAGCTGCAGGTTTGATAGGCTGGCATTTTTCGTAAATAAGCTGATTAATTGCTGCAGGTGTTTCAAACGCTTTCCATGCATTGCTAGCAGTAATTAAATTCCAACGGAATTGGTACCATTCAGGTGTTCGTTGAACTGGTTGGGGTAGATCTCGTAGTTTTTGTATTTTTGTTTGAATATTGTCGATATAAGAAACTTCTAAATCAGTACTATTTAATTCATTACAATCAGAAGGGTCTGTATGTTCTAATTTATTTGGATAAAATGATTCAATAAAAAGGTTATATGCGTTTTCAATCATCTCATCGATATCATCTTCAATATCTTGCCCAAAAATAGATGAGGTAATTTCTTCTTCAAATTGCGAATAGAATAAATCGGTAATTTCATCGATTAGAATATCTTTGAAGTCTTGTTCTGAAATAATTTCTGGATTAGAAGTAACAAAATCATCCATTAATTGTATTGCCGTTTGTAGAAACTCGCCAATGTTTTCATCATTAAATATAGATGGTTCCTCTCGAAAAACTATTGTATCTGCAATATCTTTCAAGTCTTCTAATTCAAAAATTAACATATTATAATATATTATGTTAACTTTTTTGTTTTAAACCGTTTGCAAAGTACATTTAGTCATGTGTATGTTTTTATCTTTATACATTTGTATATTTATATAATTCAATACTCTAATTTAGACCACTGTTTTTTTAGATATTCTACAATAGGTGTAACAATTGGACCTGTATATGTTACAATACCGCCTCTTATTTGATAGGATAAATTGGTCAAGTAATCGCCTAACGAAATTACAATTATGTATATTCCTACTGAGTAACATATTTTTCGGTCTAATTCAGTAAAGGTTATTTTTGTGTTTCTATAACGATTAAACCTATATATCAAGAACAACCCTAGGAAAAATTTAATAACACAATTTATTTTTATATATATTTCTGGTTTATCTTGTAAAACACCCACAAAAAACAAGACAACAATTAGTTTTGTAAGAATACTAAAATAATAAATGAAATTTATTTCCAAGTTATATATATTTTTGTTGTCAACTAATAAATCAGGCATTATATAGTATTATTAGATTTTTATTCTATTTTATTCTATTTTATTCTATTATAATGTATTCTCTTGTATATGATGTATATTATTGTTGTCCGATAGTTGCAACACTTTATTACGGATAGTTCCATTTGCAGCCTTTTTGGGAGCAAGTGATTTTAATGTAGAAACGCGCTTATCCATATTTTTAAGGGTAAAGTGCTTGGTTGATTTTGTGTAACTTAACGCTGGAATTTCTTTGATTGTTCCATTTACTTTGTCATATATAACATCCTTAACACGGGACAACTTTTTTTTATCGAGGCAATCTTTTAAAAAAGATGTGAGCAAGTCGCCCTCTTCTTCATCTAACTTATTTTCACATGAATAGGCTGTTACAAAATCGGTAATTTTTTTACCCTTTATCGTTTTATTTAATTTACACCAGGGCTCATTTGTGTTGTTTATTTTTTCCGTTTCTAAGAATTTTTCTAAATTAGAAAGGTCATTAGATGATTTTGTTTCATGTAAACTTGTACCGTTTAATAACATGGACTTATATTTTATGTTTTTTAGTTCTTGACACTCATAATTATTGTTACTATTATTTGAGTTTTCTTCCATTATATACTATTATATAGCGTTAAGTTTAACTCAGTTTCGTAAAATATATATTTATTTCGGTATTTCTATATAGATTTTATTATTAATTAATTTAAAAATATTACTACATAGTAATAAATACTAAGCAAATATGGATAATACTAATACAAATACCAATACACCCAAACAAATAAATATATTTGGATCCAACAATAGATACCAAATGAAAAAATTAATAAACGAGCATAAATTAGAGCAAGAAATTAAAAAAAGAGTACAAACTGAAAGCTGGACTTTTTCATATCAACATTATGAACATAACAACCAGTTAAAAATGTTAATAGATATTTCAAACAATAACAACGTTTTTTTTGATGATATATCAAAGATAGCCATTCAAGAAATTAATAAAAAGATATCTGGATATAAACAACAGGATAAACTAAAAAAAATATTTAACGAAACAAACTTTTTAACATATGAAGCAATTATAGATAAAATTATTGAATGTGAATTGAAATGTCGTTATTGTAAGGTAGAAATGTTAGTTTTATATGATATTTCGAGAGAAATGAAACAATGGTCCGTTGATAGAATTGACAATGATGTAGGACATAATGTTGGGAATTTTCATTTAGCTTGTCTGGATTGTAATTTAAAAAGAAGAAGAAGAACCGATGAAAAGTTTTTATTTACAAAACAATTAAATATTGTAAAACAAGACAGTTGAAAAACATGTTTAGTGCGATTTTACAATATTATTCTTTTGGGCATATCTAGTATGGAATGGAAATGGTCAAATGGTGAGCCATATGAAAGGACTAGACGATTTAAACATACACAAGAATTAGAAAACACACAGTTTAGTCAAGAAATGGATAAGTCTGCTTACACATCTGCTTTAAATCATGATGAAAATACATGGGAAATATTAAATAAAACACATTCGGGGTTTACTGTATTAAACAAGAGAGAAGAATTAGATACAAAAATATCTGGTAGGGATTTAGTCCAGCAAATCGGATTTAATCCTTTTTTAGGTGAAAATAGTTATGTGAATGATGTATCAATTAGAGATAATTTTTTGAAACCAATTAATACTACGCAGGGGGCAAACAAAAATAACAACACCAATTATAGTGATTAAGCTATCTTGTAAAAAATTGCAATTTTTTCATGTTTAATTTAATGAAATTGAACTACTATTTCGACCTCTTCTTTTTTAATACTTTTTGTAGCTGAAATAGACAATTCTTCCCTTTTCTTACGCGTCTTTGAGTTATCGGTAATCGTTTCTTTTTTCTTTGATGTACTATTTCGACTATTCATATCTTTTTCAATGGTGTCATAATTTTCTTCAATGTATTCAATAACACGATTTTCAATGGCCCATTTAAAGAAGTTTAATTGGCCAATGGTTGTTTCAATATAAGTACCGTTTTTATAAGGAATACTTATTCTATCCCATCTGCAAAATGGGTCAAACCTTTTTTTACTATATGCTTTCAATTTCAGTTTATAGTCGAAATATACCTTGAACCTAATTTTGTTTCCATTGGTATCGACAGTTTGGTATAATGTGTAGTTCTTCTTAGCATAATTCGTTGCAAACCAGTCTACAATTCGTAGAGATATTTTAGATTCCCCTGTGATAATTTTAAGCATTCTATGCAAATATTTTTCTTCTTTGTAAAAATCCATTAAATTATTTAATAATAATTCATTTTGTGTACTGTAAATAGTATTTGTAGTCATTACAATAAATTTTCAAATTCTTTTAAATCCTTTATAATTATAAATATATTTTGTTATTTTCATATATTTTTTGAGAATAGTTATATATTTTTTGTAATTAATGTAGTCGCAGTAAATATTTAAAACTTATTTTAGATATTTATTTATGGGTAATTCTCAATCAACGCAAAAAATTAATTATGAAGATGTACAACATGTAATAAAAAATGCAGAATTATATATTTTAATAAATACATTAGAAGAAAAAGAGCAAGAATGCTTGATACCAAATACAGTTAGTATTCATAAAGAAACACAATTAATAAATTCCTTTATTAAAACTGGTAATAAACAAATCAAAATTATTATTTATGGTCGCAATTGTAATGATGAAAAAATTTATGCAAAACATAACCAGCTGATTACACTTGGGTTTTATAATATATATATTTACACCGGAGGCTTATTCGAGTGGCTTATGTTGCAAGATATATATGGCGACGTTAACTTCCCTACAACAAAAAAAGAAGTTGATATTTTGAAATACAAACCCACAAAAATATTAAATATACAATTATTAGAATATTGATGTCTTTACTTACTTTGTGTAAAAAAATAGTTTCTAATAAAATTGTAATATATATATATTAAAGGGTATTTGTTTATAATATAATATAATGAAAATTATTGGTTTAGGTTGTAATTGTGATGTAGGTTTTTTTATCAAGCAAAATAATTTAAATAACTTATATTACCCATTTGATTGGATATGGAGCAATATCGATTTTGTAATAAATACATTTGAAAAAGATTATTTTGAATTTACTGAATTCGAAAAGTTAAATGTTATTAAAATACCGGATAGTATTCAAACTTATATCCTAAATAATAATTGCAATGGTGGTATAGAAAGAATATGTACAGCTCTTAGTCTGCATGATGCTGACGGTATGTCACGAGAACAATATATTTCAAATATACCTGTATTAAATGAAAAATATAAGAGAAGATTTGAGAGATTATATCATGAATTAAACCAAGCCCAAGATATTATTTTAATACGTAAAGTATTAGATAAAACGCAGGGTGCTGTTAAAAAAAGTTATGATACAGATGAAAAAATAAATTATTTAAGTCGGTTACTTTCAAAGAAATTCAAGGCAAAAATTACAATATGTATAGTTGATAATGAAGGTTTTATAAGTAAAAATATTTTATCAAATAAAAATATAAAATTATTCAATTCATTTAATGAACTCTGGTTTTTTATAAATATGTCATATGTAAAGTAGTTTATTATACTACAATAATAAGTGTTTCAGGTCATTCTTTGCTTTTCTGTGCAATTTTTTTGCTTCTTTTTTAGAATAATCTGTTATAAATAATCCGTCTTTTTGCATATTGAATATTCTAGTGTTGAATAAGTTTGTTGCATCTTCTAATGCTTTGGTATATTCTATATTATCACGATACATTCTATACATGACGCATCGGTCAATATCATATGCTGATAATAGGTCTGCTTCTCTTACGATATGATATGCTAATTGGTACTCACCTAAGTCAGGATAACCATTCGCTTTAACTTTCGAATAAGACATGGTTTCGATTATTTTACATGTTATATCCAAATCAGACGGGGTCATAAAGTCTGCCAAATAATTCGTATATCTCGCAATTCCCTCTTTTTCATCCATATATTTTTTATCACACATATCATGACCAATCGCAGAAATATAAATTATATCTCTCTGCTTCTCCAAATAAGGATTATTTTTTACTTCACTTTCATATATTTTTCTTGCATAACCGTACACCTCCATACTGTGTTTTACAGCGTGCGACTCGTCTATTTTATAAAGGGTACTAGTGTCAATGACATATTTGAACCCTATATTTATTATGTTCCACATTGATAATAACGAGCCAGTATGCATTTTCATTATAATAATTATAATATTTCTTTCTAAATTATAATTATTTACATATTTTATTTATCTTTTATCTATTTTATTTATCTTTTATCTATTTTTACCTTTCTAGATCTTGTATATTTTTTTGTTTTTTTGATATAATTTTTAACACTTTTATTAGTTATTTTTTTCATTCTTTTATTGATTTTTTTAGAATTACGCTTACTACCACCCCTTTTTCTTTGAGCCTTTACTGGAAACTCTGAAACTCCTTTTATCATTGGGTATCTATATTTTAACGGTTTTTCTGGGTCTTCCCTCTTACTAATGAGAGGTAAACTATTTAATCCTTGTAGTATTGTTTCATATAATCCAGGTATTTTCTGTTCATCCAAATAGGGTAAGTATAACTCTGTAAATTTATCTCTCCGATTATTTTTCACAATATTTCTCACGAAAGATGCCGACATTGCGTTTACTGGAACGGAAGAAATAACTAAGTTATTCAACTGTTCGGGGTCCGACGACTTTATTTTATAATCATTCATCTCTTCCCTCGGTAAAATTAATCCATTTACAGAATTTACATTATCCCATTTAAAAAAATAATCTGTTATCGAATCTAACATATTTTTTCTGTCATCGCCAACCATTAAAATTAAATTTATATCAGGAATGCCTTTATAAAAACTAAGAATAGATATAAGAGGTGTAAATGGTGTAGCACCTTTTTGTTCTGGAACACATATTGCATGTACTTGCAAGGTTTCAATTGCGGATTTTAACGTCGGGTCGTATGTTTCATTGACCATTTTTTGTTTTAATGTATTAATCATTGTTTTCGTTACATCATCTACATATCCCAACACATTTATTTTTTCCGCGCATGGTATCGGGTTTTCTTTATCATCGTTTGACTTGGACAATATAATATATACCTGTTTTACCTTTTTCTCTATTGCTTCTTCAATTAGTTTTTGAATAAGATATAAATGTCCTGGTGTTGGCGGGTTCATACGAGCTAAAGTAAAAATAATTGTATTATCATTTCTGTAATTTATACTCATTTTAACATATATAAACATTTAATTTTTGTTTCTCTAGTTTTTTATAAATGTGTCAATCTCAATAATCCATTCACTCAGCTTATCGATATTTTCATAAATATCAGTGTTTCCATCCAAGCTTAATTGCTCATTGCAAACACACTCGGACGTCGATATATCCAACATATTATTATGATAATCACCACAATTTTTTAAATAATCTAATTCAATATTTGTTTCTCCTTCCCTCGAACGCTTTACAATTCTTGAATGACAAACTACATGGTCCGTTTTAACATAGACAATCTTATGAACGGGAAATTCTACCGAGAATGTTTCAAACCATTTCAAATATATTTGATAATTTATATGCTCAATTTTTTTTTCATCATACAACATTTTGGCGAAAACAAGTTTGTCCGTATATAAACTTCTTTCTGTGATAATGATAGTCTTTTTATCCGGGTTAATCGTTTTTAATAAATTACGTAAAATATTTAATCTAGAAATATATGCCATCATTTGAAACGGAAAGGAATATTTTTCTTGATTTGCATAAAACTTTTCCAGCATGGTGACACCGTTTTCATCGACAATTTGTTCCCATTCATCAACGGGTTCTTTTAAGAATAATATATTTGTTTTATCCTCGGCATTCATTTCATAATATTTTTTAAGATTTGCCATAAGGGTAGATTTTCCAGACCCGATATTTCCTTCAATTGAAACAATTGTAATGTTATGCATCTTATTCATTGGTTTGGTATTATATTACTCTTACTTTTTATATTATTATTCATTTCAATTTTAAAAAAAAATGAATTAAAAATGAAACTTAAAGCTATCTGTACATTAGATTAAATACTTACACCAACAATGGACTTTAAACAAAGAAAACTTAACCGCTCCGAATGGAACTCAATTGAGGTATCTGTTTCGAAGCAAGAAGTAGACATTTTAAATATGATTACGCAGGGGTTTCATAATGTGAATGTAAAAATAAATAATAATCACTCTATATTTACATTCTTAAAAATAGAATATTCTGAGAAAATGGAAGACTACCTATATAATAAATATTTGAGCGAACGATGCGATAAAGTTGAGCAAGAGTTGAAAAATATAAACAATGACTACAAAAAAATGCGGTTTGTTAGCGACGTAAAAATAAATTCGTCTGACAAAGTGAGGTTAGAGAGATTTGACGAAAATTCGCTTAAAAAGAATGACATTTATGAGTTTACCTTACTGGCGCATATTGAGAAAATATTGCATTATCATAAGCAATTGTCAGGGAAAACGGGGGAGTTTCATTTTCATTACTTCACTCTGTTCAAGTTACTTAAAAATAATATCATTCGTCTAAACCGTCACATTTATGAGATTACCAATCGGGTTATACAACTTCTTGAACCAAAGGTAAATATATCAACCATTATCGAAAATGCTTACGACTTTATCGAAAAAAATGAAAGTTTGTTGAAATATAGCGACTTAATGTTGTATGACCATCAAAAAGACATATTTACTGCGTGCAAATCACCCAACCCGAAGCTCATTTTGTATATGGCGCCTACGGGAACTGGGAAGACCCTTACACCGATTGCTTTATCAGAGAAAAAGAGAATAATATTTGTTTGCGCGGCAAGACACGTTGGGCTAGCATTAGCAAGAGCAGCTATTTCAGTGAATAAAAAAATAGCTTTTGCGTTTGGTTGTCAAAGTGCGGATGATATCAGGTTGCACTATTTTGCAGCCAAAGAATTCACGCGTAATAGGAGAAGTGGCGGAATTGGGAAGGTAGATAATAGTGTTGGTGATAATGTAGAAATAATTATTTGTGACATAAAGTCATATTTACCCGCGATGTATTATATGCTGGCATTCTTTGAAGCCCAGGATATTATTATGTACTGGGACGAACCAACTATTACTTTGGATTATAATGACCACGAATTTCACAGTACTATTAGAAAAAATTGGAAAAAAAATTGCATTCCAAATGTAGTTTTGTCATCTGCTACATTACCAAAACAGTCTGAACTGGTGGAGACAATCCCCGATTTCTTAAATAAATTTGCAAATGCTGAGATTTGTAATATTGTTAGTCATGATTGTAAAAAATCAATCCCCATCATCAATAAAGATGGCTTTGTCGTATTACCTCATTACTTGTGCCCAGATTATAATAAACTACTTGAGGTTGCGGGTCATTGTAACAACTATTTGACACTTCTTCGCTACTTTGATTTGAAGGAAGTAGTAGAGTTTGTTTCTTATGTAAATAAAAATAATCTTGGTAACTCAAGAAGCCGGTTGGAGAGATATTTTGAGACATTAGATGATATAAACATGAAAAATATAAAAATGTATTATATTTATCTCTTGCAAAATATTAGCCCAGATAAATGGCTCTACATATATTCACATTTAACGCAAAAAAGATTGCCTCGAATAGTAGAAAACAATGCTATCGATGCAAAAGGTAATAAGATTTCAAAGGCTAAAAGCGTTGGTCCTGGTATAACAACGCCAAACTTATCTAGTGGTAATTATATAAAAAAAAATGGCCTTGAAGGAGCTGTGCTTACTAGATTGACAAGCGAACAAATTATTCGACCAACTGTGCCAATGGATAAACCCGCGCCAATCGGAACATCTGGTGTTTATGTTACCACAAAGGATGCGTACACGCTTACAGATGGTCCTACCATATTTATATCGAATGATATTGAGAAAATTTCAAAGTTTTGTATTCAACAGGCGAATATTCCAAGCGCTGTAATGGAAGATATAATGAAAAAGATTGAATATAATAACATCATCAATGAAAAACTAAACGCATTGGAAACAGAAATAGAAATTATTAGAGATGCTGCGGATAAAAAAGTCAAGAATGAAGTGTCTGCATTTCACGGTGGACAAAAAGTGACAGGTAGAAGTAAAAGCAACAAAGACCCTAAAAAAATATGCAAGGATGTTCCTAGCGAATTTGAAAATAAAGGGAACTTATCCAAATTAACCCAAGAAATCAATGTTTTGAGGCTTATGATTAAGTCGGCCTCACTAAATGATACGTTTATTCCAAACAAAAAGATGCACTTGGATAAATGGGCCGAAGGAATTGAATTGAAGGGGACATTTACCAGCAACATTGACGAGCAAATTGTTTCTGATATAATGGCACTGAATGGTGTGGATAACTCTTGGAAGATTTTGTTGATGATGGGCATTGGGGTTTTTATCAATCACGAAAATATAACCTATACAGAAATCATGAAAAAATTGGCAGATGAGCAAAAGCTCTACATGATTATTGCTTCTAGCGACTATATATACGGTACAAATTATCAGTTTTGTCATGGGTTTTTAAGTAAAGACTTGACCTTGACACAAGAAAAAATTATTCAAGCAATGGGAAGAATTGGTAGAAATAATATTCAGCAAACATATACAGTTCGATTTCGAGATGATGAACAGATTTTAAAGTTGTTTACTTCCGAAACAGATAAACCTGAAATTATAAATATGAACAGGTTATTTAATAGTAACAAGGTTGTTTGGCAAGATAATAAGTATATTAAGGTCGAAGATGATATAGAAGATGACGAAGGTGAATTTTATGAAGAGGAGACTACAGAAGATAGTGATGAAGATGTTGAAAGTGTATCGGAAAATTAAAAAATATAAGTATATCAAATTATTTAGCGTTAAAATTTAACTATTGTCCTAATGATAAAAAATAATGAAATTAACGCAAGCTTGGATAGAAAAACAACAGCGACCATTATGTTTTCACATTTCGTCTTTCACCTCTTCAATAACCAAAAAAGAAGAGGAAAAA